CATGAAAACGCTGTCGTCTGTCCAAACTTGTGCTTCAGAAGAAGTTAAGCCGGCGTTTGCAGTCTCTTTTCTAGCGCTGCCAACATGTACATTTGGGATGCCTAAGACTTCTTTGAGAACGGAAATGACCATGTCATCTTTCATCAAACGATTGCCAGCAGCAGTACCGGAAGGAGTTGAGCCAGCTGTGAAAAATCCTCTTACTTCAGCATTGCGGGATAATGCTCTTAAAGCACCATAGCCAAGCACTAAAGTATCAGGCAAGATGCCATGACTATTTGCACGAATAACATCGATCAAAGCATGAAGGTCAGTTAATGGTTCAGCACCAGCCTGATTCCATTGTGTACCATTTGAGCCACTAGCTAAAGATGCTAATGCAGAGGTGTAAGCTCCCCAATTGCCAGCACCAAACAAGAGATTTGCTAAACGGCTTTCACGATTTAACAACATAGATCTTTGCACTTTTTTAAAAGATCTTTGTTCTTCACTGCCTGGATATTGAGAGTATTTGATATCTTCAAGTGCGATTTCATCAGCCAAAGAATATACTTTAGCGGAGAATGTTGTGCTTGAACGGTCAAAATTGCCAATTCTTTGACGGCTGGCACCAGGTGCACGCTGAGCATCAACGTCGGGGGATCCCATAAAGTTGCGAGTCTCTTCAATAAGAAGAGTGCCAGTTGGTCCGATTGCTTTGATGTCAACAGCTTCAATCACTTGATCAGCAATCAGCTGGCTATCGCTGGGAATTGCTTCAATGGCAAGACTGCGAAGGATTTCATTGACTGGATGGATATTGCTATAAGATGGATTTGCCATTTATTAGACTCCTAAAGATACATTGACAAGGATTTCGATTTCTTCATTGGCACTTGCTGCGGTGTTTGCAACATTTGGCAAGAAACGGCCTGCGATAATTTGAGTGCTACCGGCTGAGCCGTCATAAGCATAAACTTTGCCAGCAAGACCAGGCATCACAAAAGAGTCAGTGCCGGCGGTGATTGTGCCACCAGCAACGACACGAGAAACACCGCTGATGCACACATTGATTGCATCACCACTTGCGCCAGTGAGTTGAGCAACGCCAACGGGGATATCAGTGGCAGCGGTGCAAGGTGTAACTTTGCCAGCGCTATCGAGTTTGACAAGAGTCAAGGCAGTGACGGATGCAGATGCAATGAATGTTTTATAGATAGAAAAATTATTAAGACTCATGGTTTTATCCTTTGAAATGCTTGATGTAAGCGTCTGGTTGTTCGGTTCTCATCACATTTAAAGCCTCTGAAAATGTGATCCCTTTGGCCTTCTTGATTTCATTTACTTGATCAATAAAGCTGATTTCTTGCGCAGTGCTGGCGTGTCCTTTTTCAGAAAGATTGACGGCTTGATTTGCCTTTCTTTCGCTGAAGGATTGCCAGATAGCGGGGAATTTATCTTTGATATCATAGGCTGATTCAACTGCTGAAATCTCACTAGGTGCGATCTTGCCAGTGTTGAGAAGACCGTCAACAACAAGCTTTCTTTCTGCTTGATGTTTTTGAGCGGTCAAAGCCTTCACTTGCTCAGATAAGGAAGTAACTTGAGCATTCAATTCGTTCATCAGCTTAGCGCTTGCCATCTCAGACAAAGCGGCGGCTTCTGACATCTTCTTCTCATCTTCCATCATCTTTTTCTTGTCTAGGTTTTCACCTTCAAGCTCGATCTCCACCTTTTGACCGTCTGCCATACTGGCATCATCTTCTGGCGCTGAAAGCTGATCATTTTCAGATTTTAAGCCTTCAATTTGAGCTTCTAACTGCTTGACGAGTTGATCTTTTTCTAGCACCAAAGTGGCCAGTTGATCAACTGTCATAGCTTTTAATTCGTCTGGATTCATTATGTTCTCCATGAGTAAAACACGACTGATTTTATTTTTAGATTGTGCTGGTCTAGCGGTCAAAGTCACAGCTTGAAGTTGAGCAAAACCAATCGGCTTCGGATCGCCTTCTCTTGCAAAGACTTCACCAACTAAGAATTCTGGTGATGGATATAAAACGCCTTCACTGGCCTTCACTAGATCAAGACCAGCTTGAGTATATAGTGGCTTTACAAAAAGTGCATCTTCTTTGATATACACATCTGCAATCTCACCATACGCCATGGATTGAGCTGGCGCCGTTGGTCCGTTATTCATAAAGGGAGATGATTGATGATTCCAGTCAATGATGACCGGATCAGTCTCTTTTCTATCTTTAAAAACTCTTACCATCTCTTGCAAGATATCAATTGAAATTTCTTGAATAGTCTCGCCGTTGATCCGGCTGTTGACCTTACCCAAAGAAAGCACTTTAATGTCTTGTCCTGGATATAAAGCAACTTCCCCCAACCGGATTCTTTCTCTAAATGTCTTAAAGTCAGTACGATTGGCGGCCTGCATGGAAGTCTCTGACAATGCTTTCTCTTTCGCATCGGCTCTCTCCATTTGTGCTAAAATCTTCTTTGACCAAGTGAAACCTGCATCACCTCCCCAACCATCCCAAGCCTGCCTTCCCTTGCCATACTCTTCCCAAGTGGAGCCTTGTTTGTCGACTTCGTGTCTTGTAAAATAGGCCACCATTCTTTTAATGGTCTCTGGTGATAGGCTGACTCCATTTGATAAATCTCTTGCTCGAGCAATACCCACCGCCGTCATGCCACGCTTTGAAGGTGGTTGCTCAGCCCGTTTCTTTAGTGCCCTGATCGCTGCGTCTCTTACCCCTTGAGGTGGAGTAAAATCAATTCCCTCATATTTTTTAGGAGCATTGAGATAAGCGCCAAAGCGTCTATTCATCAATCTTTGTTTTGCCAAAGAGATTTGTTTTTCATTCATCTGATAGCTCGCAATCTTTCAGCCATCGCCAAGGCTGGATTTTGTGCAACTGCTCGATCTTGTGCGGTTCTAGTGGCCTCCATTGGCAACTGACCGGCGCCGATCTTTTGTCTGATAGCACGCTCAAGATCATCATCTGGCGTCAGTAGTTGAGCTTGTACTAAAGAAGGCAATGAGATCAAAGCGTCTGCAAGTGCATCAGCATCTAGGCCGGTATGCACTAAGCGGGGGAGTTTTGTTGTCTCGATGTTTCCATAATTCCAACGAATAAGACGGCCAATTGTGCCGCCTCCCCGTCTATCTTGTCCACTGATTGCACTGGCCACCAGGTCAAGAAAATTGATACACGCTCTTCTAAAAACGGATAGATGCACTTCACCGACTGATCTTGATCCGGTGTCGGATATTCCCAAATTCATAAATTGAGCCATGAAGGCTTGAGAGATTTGATTGTCGCACTCTTGAATGACTTGTAAAGCGCCGCCAGCATCAAAGCCGGCTGATCCTCCATAGGTGTCAAAAGAAACGATATTGTTTTCAACTAGATAGCTTTGCTCCTGCACAACATAAGCCTGCGCTTGTTGCTGAGCCTCATTGATCATTGCCTCAACATCACCGCTTGAAATTCCCATCTGATCGATTGCTTGACGATTGACTTTGACAATTGGAGTAGGCACGGCCCACTTCTCCAAACCGATGGCCATGAGAGTGGCAGATCTTTGTTTTTCTTTCCACCACCACCAGCATGGCCTTAATAAGCCAATCCCTTCAAAGTTTGATCCGGTTCTATTGAGAGTCAAAAGTAAAAGTTTCGACGCTGGAATAGGTTCGGGATTTACCCCGCCGACCATAATTTGAATAACACCATCTAAATTCTGCTTGTCAGCCGATAACCATTGTTGATGAGATGAAGGCTCACGGTCAGCATACCTTTTGAGAAAGACCTTCTCTTTTCCTAGTGAGTCTTTAGCAACACAATAAATTTCTTCTGCATATCTCCAGCCATGAGGAATGAATTCCAGAAGATAATTCAATTGATCTTCAAAAGACAATTCCATCATCCCAGGGTACCCCTTAAATCCGAATGCTTCATTGGCAAATCTGGCAAGCTCCTCACTGGTTTGATCGCCGTCTCTGCCAGCCTTAAATTCCCACTTTGCAGATAACAAAGTTTGTTTGACCAAGCTCCAAGACCGTCTGATGATTGGATCAGTGGCCAGCATATCCTCCGCTTCTCTGGTCCATGATCTACCAGATAGCGCCGGATTTTG